GAGCGGTACGAGCTCGTCAACGCCGGCGCGGTCACGAGCCGTGACCACGCGGCCTACGAGGAGTACGTCGAGCACGGCCTGCCCCTGGACGTCGCGAACCTGCAGGCGAGGGCGTCGTGAGAACCCGCCTGCGGCCCAAGCACTCCGACGAGACGCTCGCGCGGATCTACGCGACGCCACACGACCACACCCGGTGGGCCGACCATCACCTGCGCGTCGCCGTCACGTCCAGCATCGCGCGGTGGGTGACGGCGCAGTACGGCTGCTCCACGGTCGCGGACCTGTCGTGTGGTGACGGCGCGATCACGGGCAGTCTCGGTCTGCCGAAGCTGTCCGAGCACCTCGGTGACCTCGCACCCGGCTATCAGTACACCGGTCCGATCGAGAAGACGATCCACCTGGTTCCCAACGTCGATCTCTTCATCTGCTCGGAAACGATCGAGCACCTCGATGACCCGGACACCGTTCTCTACGAGATCGGTCAGGTTGCGGAGACGCTGGTTGTGTCGACCCCGATCGGTGAGACGGCTGAGGTCGGCAACCTCGAGCACTACTGGGGTTGGGACACGGTCGACGTCACCGACATGCTCGAGAACGCCGGCTGGGAGACGGTTGTCAGCAGCGTTCTCGAGCTTCCCGGTTGGACCTACGACTATCAGATCCACGCGTGTCGGAGGCGGCCGTGAGAACCGCCAAGGGTGACATCACCGTCTGCATCCCCACGATCCCGCCGCGGCGAGACCACCTCCTTCGCGCGGTGCAGTCGGTCAGTCAGCAGACCCTGCCCGCGTGGAGCGTCTCCATCGCCCAGGACACCACGCACGCCGGCGCCGGCGTCACGCGGCAGCGCGCCCTTGACGCCGTCCGAACCGAGTGGGTCGCGTTCCTCGACGACGACGACGCGTTCATGCCCAACCACCTCGAGATCCTGTACTGCGCGGCGCTCGAGACGGGCGCGGACTACGTCTACTCGTACTACATGGTGCGGGACGCCGCCAACAACGACCGTCCCGACGTCGACCCGCTCGGCCACCTCGGCCGCCCGTTCGACGTCAACGACCCGCACCAGACCACGGTCACCACGCTCGTCCGCACCGAGCTCGCGCAGGCCGTCGGCATCGCGCCGCCGCAGGGCGAGATGGTTGACGGTCAGGTCTATGGCGAGGACTTCGAGTTCACCGTCAACTGCTGCAAGGCCGGCGCGAGGGTTCACCACGTGCCCCGCCGCACCTGGTACTGGTACCACCACGGTATGGGCGCGCCTGGGGTGACGGGAAACACGTCCGGACGGGGCGACCGGTGGTGACCGAGCACGAGTGCGCTCAGATTCCCTGCCCGGACATCTGCGACGAGAAGCGAGAGCACTCACACTGGCGCTGCGACGACTGCCACGGGCACCTGTTCTATAGGGAGTTCGGCTCGTGGTATGACCTGACACAGCCCGCATCGCTGATCTACCCGATCAGCAAGGGACGTCGGTGACCGAGCGTGAGAGTGAGATCGACCTGAAGAGCTCGGTCTTCCCACCGTTCAGCCCGATCCTCCCCGCACCCGTCGGTGAGCCTGAGCTCGACGAGGCCGTGAGAGAGATGCGGTGGCACCTCCGCGGCCACTACGTGGTCGGCGGCTTGCCGGCTCCCGACGCGTCCGAGGAGACGTGGGAGGCGGCGGGACGGTGGGCGCGAGCGCGGTTTGAGGCCACGGTCGCTGCCTGTCCCGAGTGCCGGGAAAAGGGATACACCGTCAAGTCAATCGAGGAGGAACCGTGACCCTGTTCGCCCGGAGTGACGTCATGAGCGTCGCTCTGTCGAGGGACCACGGGGGGTGTGGAGCCACGCACTCGCGGCCGGTGACCCACGGCTCCCCGGCCAAGGTGTGGGCGCTGAGCTGCCCCGCGTGCGAGAACCACCTGCGCAAGGACCCGCACTGGGCCGCCGACACCGAGGAGATCCCGGAGACCCCCGACGAGGCCAAGCTCCGCGAGCTGCAGGAGAAGCGCGGCGAGAAGAACATCGCGGCGAGCCTGCAGACGTCGATCGCCAGCCTCGCGTCCTCCCAGGAGGGCATGCAGAAGCTGATGGCGATCATGACCACGGCGCTGGCTGGCATCAACCCCGAGGTCACCAAGGCGCTCACCGCCCTGACCAGCTCCCCGGAGGAGCCGCCGGTGGGAGCCACCAAGGACAACCCGACGGGTGTCGCGTCCCCCAACCGCACCCAGGTGTCGTCGGTGACGAGTGAGGCCGCGGAGCTCGTCCCCGACCTGCTCGAGGACGACGAGCCGGTGAACCTGAGCAAGCTCACCGTCAAGGACCTGCGAGCCCTCGCGCGAGACCGCGGTGTGGCCGACACCGGCAACCGCGCCCAGCTCCTCGAGCGGCTGACTCAGGCGGGATAGCGAGTGTCGAGGCGGGGCGTCTGCGGCCGGTGCGGGACCGTTCGCCGCGGCAGGCGCGCCGCCTCCACCCAGCCCTTCACCCAGTGCGTGGCCTGCCTCGTGCCGCTCTGCGTCAAGCACGCGATCTGGGTCACCGACCGCGACGGCTACCTGTGCCGCAAGTGCATCAAAGCTGAGAGAACGGTGACCACGTGACGCTGCCGGTCGGCCCCCTCACCCCCTACGTCACGCCCGAGCTGCTCACGTCCGCGCCCACCGGCATCTCGTGGTCCTCCATCCCGCCCGGCCGCGGCACCACGCCCGCCCAACAGCTCGCGGAGCAGGCCAACATCTGCGCCCGCGCGACCGGCGAGGCCGACACCTACTGCAACCAGGTGCTGCGGGCCACGCTCGACACCGAGATCCAGCAGGGCCCCGACTTCCGCATCACGGTCCAGAACGGCACCGGCAACGGCCGCTTCATCCTGCAGCGCTGGCCCGTCCTGCAGATCGTCAGCCTCGCGGTCTCCCCCAACGTCTTCCCTCGGCAGTACGCCATCCTGCCCACCAACGCCTACGACATCGAGCACCCCGTCATCGGCGTCTACGGCTCCAGCGCCCCATCCGCCGCCGGCGAGGGCGGCCAGTCCATCGTCTTCGCCCCCGGCTGGGTCAACTGGGCGCTCGGCCGCAACGGCTACGTCGTCAAGTGCCAGTACATCAACGGCTGGCCGCACACGTCCCTCACCGCCCCAACCTCCGCCGGCGCGACGACCCTCCAGGTCGACGACTGCACCGGTTGGGCGGTCACCTCCGAGGCGCTCGGGGTCACCGGCGCGACCGGCACCGTGTTCGACTCCGGCAGCCAGGAGGTCGCGCACGTCACCGCCGCCTCCGCGGTCGCCGGCCCCGGCTCCCTGACGCTGAGCGCGCCCCTGCAGTACGCCCACGCCGCCGGCGTCATGGTGTCCACCCTGCCGCAGTCCGTGATCTGGGCCGTCATCCTCTACGGCAGCAGCATCGCCCTCACCCGCGGCGCCACGGCCACCACGGTACAGACCATCCCCGGTGGCGGCGGCAGCACCGCCGGCGTCAAGAGCCCCGCCGACCTCGCCGGGGAGGCCGAGCTTCTGCTCGATCCCTTCCGGCGCACCGTGTAGGTGGCGTTTCACCGCACGCTCGGCCTGCACCCGGCCGGGCGGCACTCCCGCGCCCGCAACGTTCACCACGCTCGCGGCGCGGCGCGGCGAGCTCACCGTCGCGCCCACGTGGCCCGACACCGACACGTGCTGCGTCACTCCCACCGGCACCGCACCGCCGGCCACCGGCACCCTCACAAGGGAAGCCACGGCAAGCGCAGGTTCACGCACCGCGTCGTTCGCGCCCACTACACGCGCAGGCGTCACGCGGAGAAGAAGCGCCGCGCCGCCGAGCACCACGCCCGTCGCCGCGCCCACTACACGCACCGCCGGCACGTGCGCAAGGGCTTTCACCACAAGAGACACTCGCACGTGGTCCACCACGCGCACCGTCACCACGCCGGGCGACGCGGCCGCCGGCAGGGTCGTCGACGTCGCTGAGAGGGAGGACCGTCGGTGCCGATCAACACCACGCAGGTCTACGTCAGCGAGCTCCTGAACGGCCTCACGTGGCCCATCACGAACCTGCCGGCCCTGCAGTGCCAGATCACCCCGCCCGACCCCAACGTCGACGCGAACGTCCCGCAGGCGTACGTGTGGCCCGCCCGGGGCCGGGAGAACCGCAACCCCGCCCACGGCGGCACCATTCCACGTGCCACCACGTCCCCGAACTCTGCCGCCGGGCTCAAGACCCAGCAGCACCGCCTCGACGTCTATCTCGTGTGGTTCGGGCAGGACGATGACCCCGACGCCGACACGCTCTTTCCGGGAATGGTCGACTGGGTGATGGAGAAGCTGCGGCTCTCACCCGACACCACGCCGGTCCTGCTCGACCCGTGGACCAACCGGGAGAGCTACCTGATCGACGTGGGTGAGGTCATGGACTACCAGATCACGCTCCGGGCGCTCGTGGATCAGCGGTACAACCGCTACGATGCCTTGATCACGCTCGTGATCAACGAGGTGTTCGCAGCCTAGTGAGAAGGAGCTGTGTGACCTCAGCCATCCCGACTGGAGGCGCTCGATGAGCAACATCCCACCCTTCGTCTCGCCCTCCACCAAGACCTGGCTGGGGATCGCCCGCGAGACCACCGTCGGCAACCCGGTCCTGCCGGTCGTCACGATCCCCCTCGACAAGGGCACCTACGAGCCCGAGGACCTCGTCAAGTACCTCCCCGACGAGGCGATCCGCGGCTCCATGGCCCTCGTCTACCAGGAGATCCAGGGCGTCGAGGACGCGACGTTCAACTACGGCGGCCCCGTCTTCGGCGACGTCTACGGCTACTTCCTCGACAACGCGTTCGGCGACCTGTCCACCAGCGGCCAGCCCGCCATCGGCGGCACCTCCAACACGTCCGCGGCCAGCTCGGCCGGCAACACCAACGTCACCGTCGCCACGACCGCCGGTTTCGCCGCCAGCCAGAACGTGCAGATCGACGTCGGCAACCTCGCCGAGGTGGTCAAGCTCTCCGCGGCCGCCGGCAACTCGCTCACGTTCACCGGCTACCCGCTGCGGTTCAACCACGCCAACAACGCCACCGTGCAGACGGTGTCCGGGTCCTACACGCACCGGTTCAACATCCTCAACAGCGGCACCGGCCAGCC